AGATTTTGTGAATATTTTTGATGATGGTGGAACTACAAAAGTGAGGAAAGCAGATGCAAGTTCAAACAAACCTGCTCATGGTTATGTTTTGGATAGTGTAACATCAGGAAATAATGTTACTGTTCACTTCGATGGGCACAATACTCAATTGACAGGGCTAACTCCAGGAAAGTATTATTTTTTGTCTGCAACTACTCCTGGTGGAGTTTCTGATACTCCTCCAAATACTGCTGGGTATATAGCCCAAAGATTAGGAGTTGCTATTTCTGATACTACAATTGATGTAGAAATTGATGACCCAATTGAATTAGCTTAATAGGAGATTTCAATGGGAAAAAAGAAATTTAAGTTATATGATGTAGAGACAGGAAATACGCAGGTTGCAGACCCTTTAGTTTCAAGTGCTCCTGCTGATATAGCAGGTTATTATTTTGCTATTGCAACTGATGAACCTACTAAGAAATATGGGCTTGTTCCTGATATTGGCATTCTAAAAAGAAGTTCAGAAACAGTTTTGGATACTGGAAATCAAACTACTACTGGGATAAAAGTTACAAGAACTTATAAAGTGCCAATTCCTGCTAATATGATACTTGCTGGAAGGGTGTGGTTATTTGGAAGGTCAGTTGCTTACAATCAGACTGCTAATACTGGAGATAAGGCAAGAGTAAATTTAGATTTGAAGAAAAATGGGAATATAATAGATGGAGTTACAAAAGCTACTGGAACTGAAAGAGTTCCTAATTCTACAACTGAAGTAACTTACCCTGAGATTTTAGCTATTGATTTACCTGCAACTGAATTTAATGCTGGCGATACTTTAGATATTATTGTTGAGCTTGAGATAACTGCTGTAGATGATACGAATCCTGGAATAACTTTTAAGTTGTATTGTGATCCTTCAACTCAAGATAATGAATTAGTATTCTATTTGCAGTTGACTTAAGATGAAAGGGTTTGTTAGACGATTAACAAACTGTAAAGTTTATTACTGTGATTTAGTTTCAGAAGCAAAATGGCTAAGACGTAAAAGTTGGATTATCGAAAATTTGTTTTTTGCCTATAGAAGGCAGATTGCAGTTACAGAACAATCTGGAAATGATTTGACAGACTATCAAGTTTTAATTAAACTGAACTCAAGTAATTTTGATTTTAGTCATGTGAAAAGCGATGGTTCAGATATTAGATTCTATGATGGGAATAATTTCTTAGATTATTGGATAGAAGAATGGAATAGTGCAAATCAAGAAGCAAGGGTATGGGTCAAAGTTCCAAATATTTTAGCTAATGGGACTACTTCTTTCTATATGTATTATGGAAATTCTAATATTTCGAGTGCAAGTGATGTTGAAAGTATATTCAACTACTATAAAGATTTTGAAGAGTGTGAAGTTGAAACAAAGTATGGTAATTCTTATTTATGTAATGATTTGATACACAATTATGATAGCATTTATTTCAAAATACTTGAAGATGAATTCGGAAACAAGGTATTTAGACAAGAGGATAATTCCACTTCAATATCAGGAAAGTCAAATATAGATGTATCCTCTTACTTGCCCTCTCATACACAATTTCGACTAATTGTGAGAGGAAGAACAAGTGATAATCTTTATGCTTCTTGGGGAGTTGCAAATAATGATACTATTGAACCTGATGGAAGACATGAATTTTGGGTAGGAATAAATAGTAGTGGTAAGTATGTTGATGCTATGCGAATTGTTGTGGTGGATGCTGATGGGGATGAGCACACTTTTGATTTAGATGATTATGACCAAGATAACTACCATACTTATGTTATGGGAATTACTCCCGATGATGTAAAAGTATGGGCAGATGGAAATTATCTTGGACACTCAGGAGTTAGTTATATATCTGATAATCCAGCAAATTACATACACATTAGAACGGGAATATCTCAAGCTGGAACTCACGACACGGATTGGGTAGCAATTGCCAAATATACTGACCCAGAGCCAAGTGTAAGTATAGGTAATGAAGAAACTCCGTAAGGAGGTGATAAAATGACTTTAAGAGAGTTGATTGATAATTTTAAGGAAAAGAATAAGGATGTTTTGATAGATATTCAGGAAATTCAAGGAATTCCACAGCCAAGAATTTCAGATTTCATTAAGAAAGGATATGCGATAATTTATAAGACCTCAAATGGAGGTATAACTGTAAGGAATGCTTTTATATTTGTCAAGAATCTGAATACTGCTAATGAGGAAGCTTATTGGGAGAATAATGAACCTATTTTAGTTCCAACTCCTGTGGAGACTTTTAGAAATAAAGTAGAAAAGTTTATAAGGAATATAATAGAAAAAGAAGTAATCTATACTGCAATTATTGAAGATTTAGATGAAAGTTTGAAGTCTGCTATCATAAAAGCAATCAAAAAAGATAATACAGGAAATTATATTGAAAAAAGATTAGCTGTAAGATATAACCCTAAAATAGAAAAAGTAGAATATGTTGAAATTAAATAACAAAAAGAGGATATAAATATGAAAAAACAGATTAAAAAATCAACTTATGAATTCTATAGACTTTTTCCTCTTATTTTTATTGTTCTTTTATCTTGCTTTTGGCTTTACGATATAACCCAAATTAAGATTACAATTGTTTCTCTTTCAATGCTTTCTTTAGGTATTATTCTTTTCCATTTTTTGAGAAAAACTTTATTTCCTTATCTTGACTTTTCAATTTATTTTGAAAAAGCTAAAGAAAACTCAATAGCTTCTGCAATTGTTATCCTCTCTATGATCTTATTCTTGTGTATTGTCTTACTTTGTTTAACTTTACTCATTCAGTAGAAAAATGTTTAGGGTTTTAATTAGAGCAATTATTCTTTTTCTTATTTATTTCTTTCTTATTAACTTTTTTTCCTTTTTAGAAGATGCCCACTCTGCAAAGTCAAAAATATTAGAAAAAGCCGAACCTTATTTGGGTTCTAATTATGGGTATGTTAAACAAAATTGATGAAAAAACGAAAGAATTGATTGTCAAAGATTATTTTGAAGATGTAAAAGTAAATGAAATTACTAAGAAGTATAAGATCAGTAAGACATTACTTTATAAATTCGTTTCTCCTTATAAATATCGTTTACAGAGAAAATTCTGGAAGAGATTAAATTTAGCTAATAAAATTATCCATTTGAGAAAGAAAGGCAAAAGTATAAGGGAAATTTCTAAAGAATTAAACTTAAGTTTCCAAGAAGTCTATAGATATTTAGAAAAGTATGCTTCAACATTAAAAAATATTCATAAAGTAAATTATGGAAGGATGATTAAAAGCAATAATGTCAAATTTTTTGAAAAAATTGATACTGAAGAAAAAGCTTATTGGCTTGGTTTTATTTATGCAGATGGAGCAATAGGAAAGGATCGTTGTAGATTGCAAATTATTTTACAAGAAAAAGATAAAGAACATCTTAAAAAGTTTGCCAAAATTTTCAATAGACAAATTAGGGTATGGGATTATTATGATAAAAGACATAAAAAGATTTATAAGTTTGCTTCTTTTAGTATTAATCATCCAATTATAAAAGAAAATTTAGAATATTGGTTAAATGATAAAACTAAAATTTTAGAAAAAATTCCTGATAATTTAATCAATCATTTTATTAGAGGTTTTTTAGATGGAGATGGATGTATTTGTATATCTTATGTTAGTGGTTACCCTATCTTAAGAGTAAGTTTTTGTGGCACTTTTGAATTTTTAAAAGCATTAAAAATAAAGTTGGTTAATAAATTAAAAGTAAAAGATTTAGAAATTAAAAAAAGCAAAAAAGGTAAAATTTATATTATAGGATGGAGTAGCAAAGACTCTGCTAAAATATGTAAATTTATATATGATAATGCTACAATTTATTTAGAAAGAAAAAAAGAAAGATATGATGAATGGCTTAAATTAAAAGAACTAAAATAAAAATGATTAAGAAGCTCTGTTTTTTAACTATTTTTCTAAATTTAGTTCTACTTGGATATGCTTATAAAATACCTCAAAAAGCTTATAAATTTTTACCTCTTTTATGTAGACTGGTCAATAAATACTGGCATGAAGCAAGAAAAGATTATTTGGCAGCTCAAATCGAACAAGAAAGTTTTTGGAATCCTTATGCCGAATTTAAAAGTTATAGAGAATATGCTTTTGGCTTCAGCCAGATTACTATAACCAAAAGATTTAACAAATTTGAAGAAGCTAAAAAGAAATATAAAGAATTGAGAAATTGGGCTTGGAAAGATAGATTTGATCCTAAATATCAATTAACTTTTTTAGTTTTAGAAGATAAAAGACTTTTCAAACTAACAGAATTTTGTAATTATTCTGAAAGAGATAATTATGCATGTATGTTTGTGTCTTACAATGCAGGATTTGGCAATCTGTTAAAAAGAAAAACTATTGCTCCTAAAGAGTATAAGAATAGATGGTTTGATGGATTAGAACTTATTTGTCCCTATCCTAAAGTAAAACTTTACAAATATAATCTTTGTGACTTGCAAAATCGTTATCCCTACCTTATAATTTTTATTAGAAGTCCTAAATATAAAAAGTGGTTTGAAGAAAGAGGTCAAATGTGAA